AATGCGTCATGTATGTGTGAAAACCTATTTTTACTAGGTCGTTCATCATATCGTTCATTGCCCATATTATATGTGCGCTTGTACTGATAGCCACCTTCGAACCCTGCTATTAAAGTAGTACAATTCGGGCTTACAGTCATACACGGATAGCCATCTGACATGCGGTTTAGAACACCTTCGACTGCTTCCACTCGCATAACAGCGTCATTACTTGGAGCAGGGTGAGCATTAATGCCAGCCGCACGCAATATCATAAACGGAGTTTGCTCAGACGTTTGCGCCATCTGATTACCAGCAGGGTCGCCAACAAACTTGAAGCTATGCTTATCCCAATCGTTTTTAGAGATTTCTCTTTTAAGAATTTCAGCAAATCGACCTGCACCCATATCTTGACCAATAACTTCATGGAATACCGTCCACCTTCCTGCAAAACCTTGCTGAGTAAAGACAGCACTTGGAGTTCTTCCAAAGTCGATACCAACTATTACCTCTACACCATCAACAGGCTCAATAGGAGACTTTGATACATGAGATTCTTTTCTAAAGGTCGCATACACTGGCTTGCCGTCCATTAGAGCTTGATATTCATTCAGAACATATACTTTTACCCATTGTGGGGTTTTACCCAATATAATCTTATCATAGTAGTCAGGCTGTATGTTCTCTCTGTTCTCGGCCTTGAGATTCTTCTCATAACCTAAAAGATTGCCAGAATCATCACGTTTCTCTTTCATAGCTCCAGCTTGCCTGTAGAACGTCCAATCATCAGGCTTAACAAGTAATAGCTTTTCATCAGAAGCCATATACTCAGGTGCTGGTACTTCACCAGCCATAATGCCCCACCAATGCGTTTCATCAGGAGCATTTGTGTCCATAATAACGCCAAACCAACTCGGACCGCCATCACGCATAGAAGGGAAACGACCAACACGCATAGTACATGCATCAACGATAGACTTAGGAAGCTCTCTAGCTTCATTTAGCCATACGCCTGTTAGCTCTAAGGAAAGTAGCTTTTTTACGTCTTCTTGTTTGTCTAATGCTAAAAAAATGACTTCTAGCTCAACGGTAGTCTTATCCCCCAATGAGAAGTTGACAAGATGGGTGTAGGGAGGACTCCACACAAACTTGCCAACTTCATCACCGAACCAATCCCTCCACGTCTTAATAGTCGTGGTTTTTAATTGAGGATTGGTATTACGAATAACAGCCCACCGTGTTCTGCGTACCCCAGCAGAATTAGGGGCTTGGTTGACTGCTTTCCGCATTATCTCCATGCAACAAGTCACGGATTTACCAGAGCCAACAGGACCTCTAATCCCTCTTACAAAAGACTTATCTTTCATAAAAGACTTAGCTACAGGCCCAGGTGGTTTATAGTCTAGGTTCATTATTAACCATAAAATTTTCTAGTTGAAGAGCCAGAAACTCTACTGCCAATCAGCTTTCTAGCCGCAACACCTAAACCAGAACTCTTGCTAATATCTGCTGGCTTGCTATCAGCTTTTGGCTTACTAACAGGACTATCATTATCAGAAGAATCTTCCTGAGCTTCTGACTGACTGCCATAAGAAGGGGATGCTCCATCTCTAGCCGCCCTGTATTCATCAACTACAGTTCTTCCATAACTACTTGTAACACCTTCACCAGAAGAAGAACGCACTATGCTTCCACTCTTACTCCTAGCGTAAACCTTTTTGCCAGTCTCTTCTTCTTGGGAAGTTATAGCCATTTCTTCTTGCTTTTTACGTCTTTGCTTAGTTAAGTAATCAATCTCACTAGCTCTATCGTCATTGTTACTGTTGGCTTCATTTCCCATAATCACCCTCTCCTATAAAAATATATTTTAGTGGTTAAAACTTAATTAAGTCTGTTGTGTGTGTAGTTGACCTTCTATGTGATCAGTGCTGGTTTTTCAAGGCGGTACTCTATACAAGCCAAATTAGCATTGGGACCCCTACACCTAATCTACATTGAAGTTTATCTGCACAGCCGTACTAGGAGTTCGTACAGCATCCTGTCTAAATCCTGCCCTATCCATTAAATCTCTAGCGGCTTCAAGCCTTACATACTGTGACTTACTATCCAACAGTTCTCTCATCGTTGCCATCGCTTGTGTAGCGTCCCATCCCAAAGTCATCATAGCCAACTGTTGTCTATACTCGATAACATGTTGTTTTCGCAGTGTATTGAATGCCCAAGCTTTGTTTCTACCGAGTCTCTTTGCGGCTTCTGTTGGGTTGCAACCATCATGCAAGATAACATGCACTAACTCTTGCTGTGCTTCTGTTATCTTTTCGTTACTTGCTTTCACTGTCGGAGCGTGTTTCTCAATGTCATCCATTGGAACTATACCGCCCTTATATTTATCTTGCTGTGTTTTATCTGCTGTTGTCATTTCCAAGACCCGATTGTTTACGGACGTATTATACATATCCCTTCGTTAGCGTTGTCAACTCACTTGTTGCATCTCATTGTCTTACATGTCTTTTATATGTGGATTTCGACATTTGTACGTTTAGCGTTGTGTCGAAATCAACTGTGTCGCACCCCATCGAGGGGTACTCACAGTAAGTTGCACATGCTAATTCCCTAAGCGGTCATGGCAAGACAAGCTTGCGAGTCATCAGATTTCCCTCGCTTCGGTTGTTACTTATTTAATTAAGTCACTCTTACGAGTGACATGTTTTTATTTAGCACGTTACCGTTGTAACATCTTGCTCGTTGAGTTGAGAACACACACACATGATTTTTTCTGCACGATTATATCCTTTGGATGGTACACGATGAATTGCAAGGCAAGCGGCAAAAGTAAATGGAGTTTCAAAATCCGAATTTACTATTTAATTTAGCTGAGTTTGCACTCAGCATGTCAGCCCTTTCCGACAGTTTATCTGTTCTAAGATGGTCGCAAAGGGCTGTTCGGTAAATCCATTTTGACTTCGGGGATTCCTTAATCAGTCATCCCAACAACCATTGACTTTCACCTTTCATCGTGTGTGTGACAGGAAGTCGTACAAAAACAATCCTGTGTGTATGACGTAACTTAAAAACGTAGAGGAGAATCCAATGGGTTACTACAAATCACAACTAATAGAACAGCAAGAAGAACATCGTCTAGGTAACATTGACCAAGACTACGAGTCACAGGTTACATCAGAGCTTGACCAAGCAATAGCTGATGGTGACACAGAACGTGCAATGTATCTTGCATCAGTCATCGACATAACAATCCAGTAAGCCAAATCAGGGGTAGGTGATTGGCATCTACCCCATAACGTAAGGAGAATCACAAATGCCTTTTGATATTGACCTAACTAACATCGAACCTACACCAATCAAGCTACCTCGTCTTGAGGATGTCACTACTGATTACCTTGACAACATTGCCAAGTGTCTACAGCACGACACATTCTCAGAGACTGCCAAGCGTTCATACGATGAGGCATGGCAGATGCATTACGCACAGCTTGAGACAGCGGCTATCATGTTTCATGGCGATGGCAATGACTTGACACTATGTTGCAAGCTTGTAGACTCTCGCATTCGTAACCTCGAGTACGAACTTGAATCACTTAACAACTATGCCAACCGCATCAAGAACGTGGACGAGGATCACGTAGTCAATGACCCAGAGATTACTGTCAAGCAACAGGAAGCCATTGACGACAAGCTAGAGAAGCTTCGTGACCAGTACGCATACATACGCAATATGCACTTCGTCCTCAAGACGATGGTACGTCCTGAGATAGAGAGACGCACTGGCTACACCATGGATGCTTACAAGTCCAAGGCTCAGCTTGACACAGAACGCAAGACCAAGAAGTGGTCGCACTTCCGCAAGAAAGTTACCATGGATGTTTACATGTCATGGTCACCCAAGCAACGTCAAGCTTACACAGAGAAGTATGGTCGTAGGGTTCAGTAGCCCTACGATACACATTGGGAGGCTGGAGCATCACGCTCTAGTCTCTCACTTTTTTTGTGCGACAACAACCGAGGTAAAACGCCTCAGACTGACAGGAGAACATTATGGTTTTCTATATCATTGCTGGTGTATTCTCAGCACTTGCTATATTATTTCTGTTAGCCAAATTTGACTTTAAGAAAGTTCTTTGGCTTGACATCCCTATCGACATTGCTTCAACTATCTTGCTCGTTGTTATGTTTGCTGGCACATTTGCTGGCATGATGGCGGCAGTGATAGGGGGGTGTATAATTTCAGCTACACTTTACATACTCAAGAAGCTTAGAGGTTATAAAAAGCCAAAGTGGAAAAGATTTGGTTATGAATGGGTGGACATAAACAAATGAGAGAATCTCAAATGACTGTACAACAATTTAAACAAATGCTTAAAGCTAACAGAGATAGACTTCTTTACTTTTGGAAATACAATACAGAACAGCGCAGAAACACTGCAACATCTGTTAGCTCCTCAACAATCAAAGCAGCAATGCAAAGAAGAAAAGCCAAATAGTAATTATAATTAGATTGTGTAAAGACGTTCCTGTATCAGGTTAACACTTACACATAGTCCCTGCCCATACGACCTTTCATTTCGGTTGATGGTCAAAAGCAGGGACGTGACACTGCTACCTACCTAGGAAGGTCGCAATGCAGTGACAGAGGCTAGACGTGATGCCTCAAACCTAACCATGTCAACGCAAGGAGAAATAGACATGAACTTCGCACAAATCACAATCTCAGGTAACATCGGCAGTGAACCAGAAGTCCGTGAC